TCGCCCTTTCCACGCCGAATGGCGTCGGTAACTGGTTTCACCAAACATATACAGATTCTGCCGAAGGCAATAATGACTTCTTTGCGACCATTTTACCGTGGGACGTACACCCAGATCGAGACTCTGCTTGGTTTGAGAAAGAAACTAAGAACATGTCCCGCCGCCAAATCGCTCAAGAGTTAGAATGTAACTTTAATATGTCTGGCGAGACAGTTTTCCACTCAGAGGACATGGAGTTTATTGAAAAAACTATCACCGACCCCAAATATAAGACAGGGTTTGATAGAAATTTTTGGATTTGGGAAGAATTTAATCCGGAATATACATATTTGATGTCTGTTGACGTTGCAAGAGGTGACGGCAAAGATTATTCAGCGTTTCATATTCTTAAAATTGAGACAATGGAAGTTATTGCAGAGTATAAAGGCAAACCAAGCTTAGATATATTCTCAAATATGATTAATGAGATCGGAAAAGAATATGGCAATTGTATGATGGTCGTAGAAAATAACTCTGTTGGCTGGACTGTGCTTAACAAGCTAGAAGAAATAGGCTATCCTAACATTTATTATTCTTACAAGTCAAGTCACGAGTATGTTGACCCACTTACAGCGGAGGTCGCGCCAAATGCTATAGCCGGATTTACAATGTCTTTAAAAACAAGACCTTTGGTTATCGCAAAGATGGAAGAATTCATTAGAAACCAACTAGTTACGATATATTCAAGTAGATTATACAATGAGATGAAAACTTTTGTATGGCATAATGGTAAACCACAATCGATGAAGGGATTTAATGATGATCTCATTATGTCAGCAGCAATTGGCTGCTGGGTGAAAGACGTCGCATTTTCGACTAATCAAAGAGATGTAGAATATAAAAAGGCTTTTTTAAATTCAATGATTTCAACAAATACAAAAATTAATACTGCAATTCCTGGCATGCACGGGTACAAAAAGATACAAGACCACGATGAAAAGAAAAAATATGAAGATTTTTTGTGGTTACTTAAGGGATAAAAATGGCAAACAAGAGAAATGAGAATCCTAATAATCCAGAAAGCACGTTATACCGCAAATTAACAAGACTTTTTTCTGGACCGATTACAACATATAGACGTCAAGGCCCACGAAAGAGAACCCGGCGTAATTTAGATAATTTTAAATTTACGTCTGCTTCCGGTCAAGCTTTTAAGCGTAAGGATAGTAATCCTTATGATTCAATGCAAGCGAACTTTATGACGAATCAGGCCCGGGCCGAACGTTATATTGATTTTGATCAGATGGAATACACTCCAGAAATCGCTTCCGGCCTAGATATCTACGCTGACGAGATGACAACTTCATCGACATTTAATCCTTTATTGAAAATTAATTGTATTAATGAAGAAATCAAATTTGTTTTAGATAATTTGTACCATAATATTTTAAATGTAGAATTTAATTTATTTGGATGGTGCCGTTCAATGTGCAAGTATGGAGACTTTTTTCTATATTTGGATATCGATGATGAACAGGGTATCAAACATGCAATCTCCTTGACACAACATGAAGTAGAAAGACTAGAGGGCGAGGACAAAACTAATCCCAATTATGTTCAGTATCAGTGGAACTCTGGCGGTTTGACGTTCGAAAATTGGCAGATAGCACACTTCAGAATTCTTGGTAATGATAAGTACGCTCCATATGGAACTTCTGTTTTAGAGCCGGCCAGAAGAATTTGGCGACAACTAACATTGATGGAAGACGCTGTAATGGCATATCGTATTGTAAGGTCCCCGGAGCGAAGAGTCTTTTATATTGATGTTGGCAATATTGCTGCAAATGATGTAGAACAATATATGCAAAAGATTATGACTCAAATGAAGCGGAATCAAATTGTAGATCAAGACACTGGCCGTGTAGATTTACGATATAATCCTATGAGTGTTGAAGAAGATTACTTTATTCCAACTCGTGCCGGACAAAATTCAAGGGTAGAGAGCTTGCCGGGCGGAACTTACACTGGTGACATTGACGATATCAAGTATCTAAGGGACAAGCTTTTCAGCGCCCTTAAGATACCTGCAGCGTACCTTTCCAATTCAGAAGAGGCTGCAACAGAAAACCAAACAACGCTAGCTCAAAAAGATATTCGATTTGCGAGAACAATTCAGAGACTCCAGAGATCAATAATATCAGAGCTAGAAAAAGTTGCTATTGTCCACCTGTTTACTATTGGTTACAGAGGCGAGGACTTAAAGTCTTTTAGTCTCTCTCTGAACAATCCGTCGAAGATCGCGGAACTGCAAGAACTTGAGCATTGGAGGACTAAGTTTGATGTCGCCAACGGCGCAACAGAAGGCTTCTTTAGTCGTCAATGGGTCGCAGACAATGTATTTGGTATGACAGAAGAGCAGTTCTTAAAGAACCAGAGGCAAATTTTTTACGATAGGAAATTTGATGCAACTCTAGAGCTAGCAGCCGGCGCAGAAGAGGAAGCCGCAGCGGGAATGGCCGGCGGTGGAGCTTTTGAAGACTTTGGTGCCGAAGAAATCCCCGGAGGAGATGAACTGGGCGGCGAAGAACTAGGAGCAGAAGAACCCACAGCCCTTGACGCCCCGGCCGCAGAAGATGAAACTTTATTGGCCGCGCCTCCCGGAAAACGCGATGACGATATACCTATAGTTAAATACGAGAAGCCCACTGGCGAAACCACCACTGATAAATCAAATAGCAAGTGGTATTTACCGACTAAAGATGATAAACGAGATATGGGAGCAAGACGACAGCACTGGAACTTGAATAAAAGAATGTCCAGTAGCTCTAGAAAAAATTTGTTCCCATACATGGCCCCTTTTACTAGCCTAGGAAAGGGTGTTGTAACAAAAGAGGGGCTTGAGATGTATTCTGAGGACGAAGAAGCTAAGATTTTTCAAGTAAATAACGATTTAAAGAAACTAATTACGGAGATGGAGAACCGAAAAAAATGAAGTTCAGGCATAATAAGAAAAGGAACACAGCATTTATTTTTGAAGCGCTGATTAAAGAGATGGTTAAAGCAACCATGAACAAAGATGCGGAAAAAAAGAAAATGATTGCGGCCTTAATTAAAGAAAGCTTTGATAAAAAGTCGGCTCTAGGAAAAGAACTTGAACTTTATAGATCTTTAACTGACATTAAGAGCATGCCCGTACATGTGGCAGAAAAAATTATTTACGAATCAAAGAGAAACTATGATTTTTTGAATAAGCAGCAGATATTCGATGAACAAACGACTGTTATTAAGAAAATAAATAAATCTTTAGGCAAAGATGTTTTTAATAACTTTGTTCCGCAATATAAAAGTTTGGCAACGATTTACCAAATGTTTAATTCCTCCGATCTTTCTCCAAAAAAGAAAGTTCTACTTGAAGAGAGCATAATTAATCACCTATCGAGTAAAACTAAAAAGATAGAAGAGAAAGTTCCTGGCGATAAACTGGTTTTTAACTCGTTTATTAAAACATTCAATGAGCAATACTCTGGAAAGCTCCGCGAAGAGCAAAGAAACTTGTTGAATAAGTTTATTACTTCCTTCTCGGACAACGGCTTGGAACTAAAGATATTTCTTAACGAAGAAATCCCAAGACTCCGCGAGACAGTCGAGTCGTACACAAAGAATATTTCCGAAGAAGATTTGATGCTGTCAGAAAAAATACAAAAAACATTAAATGTACTTGAAGGATTTAGGTCCCAGCGGGTTGATACACAGTTAATAACATCTATTTTAAAGATGCAAGACTTAGCAAATGAGATCACTGAATAATGGCAATTAATATTAAAGTTAACGCACCTGAAAGTTCTCCAAAGGAAATTAAAATTAAAGTTGGAGCACCGCCCCAGGAAAGCTCACAGCTTTCTATGGAATTAAAGGCTCGTAGAACTTTAGATGGCAATGTTATGATTTTTGATCATAAGGACATTGATATTGTTTTAATGCCAACCAAGAAAAAGATATTAGCTTTTGCAAAAGACAGACTCAGCGAAGAAGTATACGAAGCACAAGATCGTTTATTTCACTTTTTAAGACAAAAGGGCGTTATAGAGATAGACTCCATCCAAGGTGGCAATGTATATTCTTCTATGGAAGCAAAAATTGCGGAGAGTCAAGACTTTAATGCACTTCAGGTTGCACTTTTTAGTGTAGGTAAATTTATTGAGGAAGAGCGCCCCTACTTTGAATATGAAAGAGCATATAATCAGGCCGAAGAAGATCGCCTCCTTGATCCCGGCCCGGCAGACTCTACAGATTTCGATCCAGAACGGCACGCCCACACAAAGGGATCACTCAGACCTGGCGTCAAGCCTTATGGTATCGCCGCTGTTTATAGAATATAAGAAGGCTTTGTGGATCTAATATATTTTATTCTCTGTTCTTATGGGCTCACTCAAATATTAGTTTATGGAAAAATATTTGATTCTATAAGGCCCCAAGGCGGCAAATTGGGAGAATTGTTTGAATGCCCTATGTGTATGGGCTTCTGGATTGGCGTTTTTCTTTTTGGAATTAATGGTTTAACGGAACTATTTAATTTTGAATATAATTTTATTAATGCATTCCTTTTGGGATGCTTAAGTTCCGGAACTTCATATGTTTTAAATATGATTTTTGGAGATTGTGGAATAAAAATAGAGAGGATTAACAATGAGACGCCGAAACACTCCCGAAGTAAGACGCTGTTGCAAGGGTAGCTAGCTCACGCAGGTTGCGCCTGCTTCATAATTTATTTTAAAAGGAAAGTAAAATGCAAATTACAAAAGAAAGATTAATTGAGATTATTAAAGAAGAAGTTGCTAACTTAAATGTTACCGAAGAGACCGTCGAAGAAACTGTCGATGTTCAAAGCAAAATTGCTCAAATTGAAGAGAAGCTTAGTGCTCTTAAAAATTCTTTAAATTAGGAATAGATATATGTCAAAAAAACTTTTACAAGAATACTTTCAACTATGCCCTGACGGTATTTGCGATTTAACTGTATTAACAGAAGACGAAAAGCACAATGTTGATAAGGGCTCTGTGTATCTTGTAGGGGTAATTCAGCGCGCCGCCACAAAAAATGGCAACGGTAGAATATATCGTAAAGAAACTTTGCAAAGAGAAGTGGAGAATTATCAAAAAGCGGTATCTGAACGCCGATCTCTTGGCGAATTAGATCACCCGGACGATTCTGTTATCAATCTTAAAAATGCTTCTCACCTTGTAACGAAAACTTGGTGGGACGGTGATAACGTAATGGGAAAAATTGAAGTACTCGATACTCCTTCTGGTAAAGTTTTAAAAGCGCTGCTGAAATCTGGCGTAAAACTTGGTATATCCTCTAGAGGGCTGGGTTCTGTAAAAGAACAGAACGGGACAACCATGGTCGAAGATGATTTTCAGCTTATTTGCTTTGATATTGTCTCGGAACCATCAACCCCGGGAGCTTATTTAAATCCGGACGGCGGCGGCAGAAGTCGGGTAACGGTTGGTTTAGCTGAGAACCAAAATAATTTAACCAAGGGCCAGAAAGTTAATAATATTCTTGATGGTATCTTAGGGGACTAATATGAACTTAAATATATCATTATTAAAACAGCTTATTCGGGAGATGTATAAAGAAAAAACTCCCGCTCGTGTAGTTCACACTGTTAAGCACAAAGATAGCAAAGAAGAGTGGTATAACGATGAACATGAAACGTTAGCTGATAAGAAGTATGCAGATTCCAAAGAGTCTGAATCAACAGAAATAATTCCCGAAGAAGACGAAATGCTTGACACTTCTGATCTTGTAACCGTTGGCGATGAAACTAACTTAAAGCTAGATGACTTGCTCTCTAAATTGGAAGATATAGATACAAGCATTGATTACCTTACAGCAACAGTTTCTGGCGAAGACCCGTCTGAAATCGCGCGCTTGCAGAAAGCTTATGGCCGCGCACATATGCCAGGTAGGAAAGCTTCACCGATTACAACAACTCCCATGACGTCAGTAAAGGTAGACGAACATAAGGAACCCATAGCAATGAAGATCACAAAACTAGAACTTAAAAAAATTATCGCTGAAGAATCAGCAAAATTGCAGCAAGAAAAAGTATCGGCAGTAAATGAACTAGAAAAGCAAGGCTTCTTTAAACGAATGGCCGGAAAGGTTGGATTAGGCTCCGTCAAGGGAGCCGGTACGGAGATCAACCGAATCAGAAAAAAATTCACACAGTGGAGAAGCGAACTCTCCCGCGCCGCCGGCGTAGACGATTCCTGGGATCAGCACGGCAACTCTCTTCAAGACGACCAGGGTCTCATCGCATTGGATAGCGCGTTCCGCGAAAAAGAGCATTCGTATAATGCGTTACGAGAAATAGTAATGAAGCTGATTGATAAAGCCTCGGATCCGCAATTTCTGCCAGATAAGTCACAAAGAAGCAGTTTAGTTGTGAAGCTTAAAGACATCCGAACGGCGATGAATGCGATCGCCAGCATCGGCGACTCCGCCGCCCGCGCGACCCAGAAACTGGAACAAGAGGAAGCTGCGAGGCTGCAGGCCGCCGAAGTACGAATGAAAGAAAAAGCTGCCGCCGACGCCGAAGCAGCCCGGGCCAACCAGCCCCGCATCTCCAAGGCCGCGCAGTTCGACCCGGACGCTAAGCGACAACGCGACGATAAAGCCGAAGAAGATTGGCGCAACGATCCCAAGGGTATGAAAGGCGCCTTTGAAGAAAGCAAGAAGTTGAATTTATCCCATTTACAACAAATCATTAAAGAAGAAGTAGCTAAATTAAATGAAAAAAAGTGAACTAAAGCAAATTCTTAAGCCCTTAATTAAAGAATGCATCAAGGAATGTATTTTTGAAGAAGGTGTATTATCTGGAATTATTACTGAAGTTGTATCTGGTTTGGAGACTAGAAGAGTTGTGACTGAGGGTGTAACAATCCATGCAAAACAAAATGATGAAGAACAGAAACAAAAAGAACTAGAAGAGAAATATGAGAAGGGCCGTCAAGAGAGAATTAAAAGATTAAATGAAGTTAGTTCGACAAAAGTTGATGTTTTTGAAGGAACAAAAGTAATCCCGGGAGAAAGCACACCCGGTAACCCCATGGCAGGAACGGCGTCAGACGATGCCGGCGTTGACATCGGTGGTATTCTTAATTTGAGCGGCGGCAAGTGGAAGCAATTAATATAAGGAATTAAAATGGCAAGGCCAGTACATGTTGAAGTTTCTTTAGATGAAGTTCGCGGGAACCAAACAAGATTAATTAAAAAGTTTATTAAGAAAGTTAAAAAAGAAAAGATTTTAGAACAGGTTCGTGAGAGATCGCGATACGAAAAGCCTTCTACCAAAAGAAGGCGAGCAAAATTAAGAAAATTAAGAAATGCGCGCAAAGCAGAAGCAGAAAGACGTCGCAAACTAGAAATAAAATATTCATAAGGAGCGTGATAGAAAATGAGTAATCCAGCATACGAAGAGCAAGGGCCAGATAGATACCGATTTTCACCCGGTTTAGGTCATGTCGGTTCCTACCAGGTTGCGGGTAGGCCTTACTGCACTGGTTCTGCGACAATTGAAAGCGGGGCTCAAGAAAAGATTGAGTTTCCGTATGTTGCTAGATCTGTTACTGTAATCAATAGAACAAATGTCGATCTGCGCGTACATTTCAATGACGCGACGGCAAATTCGAATGTTACTACAGGTTTTCATTATATTACATTGGGCGACAACAAAGATTCTATTACTATGAATGTTCGCTGCAAAGAAATATATGTTACATCGCAAGGTAACAATGGCGCTTATGAAGTCTTCGCAGAATTAACAGATATACCGACGAAATATATGTTTGAATTAACAGGCTCCGGCTTAACAGACGTTACAGACTCGGCCTAAACAACATAAGGTATAAATATAATGGGAAAGTTTTCACCAAGTAATACAAGCACACCAGATCTAGATGTCGATGACGGAACTTTATCGGTCGATGAAACAAACAACAGAGTTGGTGTCGGAACGACGAGTCCCACCACAAATTTGGATGTCGACGGGAGTTTTAGAACAGGCTTGGTCACCCTCACAGCAACAGGTGCTATTACAGCAGCCACCCATGCAGGTAGAATATTATTAATGGGCGAAGTAGGTGGTAACGCACAAGCAGTATTTACATTACCAGCCGCGTCTGGCACGGGAAATGTTTATAAATTTGTTGTTTCTGTGGTAAATACTTCAAATTACGTAATCCAGGTATCAAATAACATGCAGGTGTTGCGCGGCCAAGTGGTGACACTCAACGACAGCGCAGCCGGCGGAGTTGATTCAACTATTTCTTGGCCCACTGAAGCACAATCGGATACGATTACACTTAATGGAACCACCACCGGTGGTGTATCGATTGGAGATTATATTGAGTTGATTGATATTTCGAGTAATATATATGCAGTTAATGGTTTGGTTAGAGCTTCAGGCTCAGAAGCGACTCCATTCAGTGCCGCGGTATGATAATTAATTTTATGAGCGCTCCTATAATTTGACCGGCGGTCATTAGTATGTTAATGCCAAAGATATCTCTAAAAATGGTTTTTTAATGAAAATACAACTACTTATTAATGGATTAATTTTTCTAAGGAGATTTTAGATGTCAGACATGCTAGAGCAAGCGGTGATCGATGCAGCAGCTTTAAAAGAAGTAGCATTAAAAAATGCAGAAGAGGCTGTCATTGAAAAGTATTCGCGCGAAATTAAAGAAGCTGTTGATCAGTTACTAGAGCAAGATGATGTTTTAGATATGGGTTTAGGGTTAGAAGAGCCGGCCGACGAAGAATCCTTAGATATGGCTGACAATCTCCCTTTGGCCGCTACTGATGGCGAAGACCTATGTCCCTGCCCGGACGCCGATGAAGCTGGTGAACCAGAGACAGTCGAGATCGATTTCACTGAGCTAGGCCCCTTAAGTAACCAAATGGAAGATCTTGGCACCCAATCACATGCTGCTGCAGCCGAAGAGGTTTTTGCAGCAGCCCCGCCTGCCCCAATGGCAGAAGAAATTGATTTTGATTTAGGCGAATTAAAAGAGTTAGTTGAAGACTTAACTGTTGATGTCAAGCCCGTTCCGACTGGTTGGGGCAACAATGGTGTTCCTAATTCAGAGCTTGAGGAAATGGAAGACCAAGCATTGGCCAACGCTCAAGATACCGAGGTTAAAGAAGAACTCGAAGAGTTGAAGAAAACCCTTGAAGAACTTGAAGAGTCAAAAAACAATTTACAAAAAAGATTAGATAATTCAAATAGTGGTATTGAAGATTTACAAGAAGCGGTAGAATTTCTTAAGAATAAACTTAATGAAACCAACCTTGTGAGTGCAAAATTGCTATTTAAAAATAAGGCATTGATGAATCCCTCTTTGAATGAGCGACAAAAAAATAAAATTGTCGAAGCATTGTCAAATGCCAGTAGTGTTGAAGAAACAAAAACTATTTACGAAGCACTTCAAAGCGGAGTGAGCACTTCTAATGACGATAAGAAGCATGCTGAATCACTAAGCGAAGCAGTAAATAAAGTTTCATCAACAATGGTACTTACTCGTAATGAGAAAGTCGAAAAAAGAGAGGATTCAACGTTAGGTCGTTGGAAAACCTTAGCAGGACTTAACAAAATTTAAAGGAGAACAATTACAATGTCTGTGCTCAATAAACTAACTGAAGGTATTGTCGAGAGAAGTCTACAAACCGAAGGTGCTGCCCTACTAGAGAAGTGGGAGCGTACTGGACTTTTGGAAGGCCTCGGCGACGATGCTAAGAAAAACGGGATGGCTCGATTGCTTGAAAATCAGGCTTCCCAACTACTAAAAGAGGCCAGTACCATGAGTGCTGGTGATGTTGAAGGCTTCGCTTCTGTTGCCTTCCCAATTGTACGCCGTGTATTCGGCGGACTTATTGCAAATGACCTAGTGTCGGTTCAACCCATGAGCCTTCCCTCTGGTCTTATCTTCTTCCTGGACTTCCAGTTCACCAGCAGCAAGCTTAATGCCGGCGCAACCGCAGACGAATCACTTTACGGTGGTAACGCTGTGGGTCAGCAGTTGACTGGCGGTGTCGATCTTGATGCTAGCGCGGAAGAGGGCTTGTATGCGTTGAATAACGGCTATAGTTCCCACACCGGTTCTACTGCTATTACACTTACAGCAGTCGAGCAGGACATATTTGGCGGCACTGGTTCTTCTGGTGCAGAGGGAGTTCTTACCCGTACAGAGATCGATCGTATTTGTAAGTTCGATCCGGATCTAACTTCTGGTTCAACCCACGTAATTATCTACACAGGTGATATCAGCGGCTTGACCGGCCTTTCCGGCGATAATTTGATTTCAATCTCGGCATCTCTTGTTAGTGCCGCAGATAACGTAGATTGGGCTCCCGTGCGCCGACTAACTCAAATGTCTGGTAACAGCACAACAACAGCTTATTTCGTTTTCGCATCAGATGCTCATAGCGTGAGTCAACGTAACGTGCAGCACGATCTAAACCAGGGTGGAACAAGCACTACTTGTGTATATCAGAGAACTGATAACTTCGGTGGTACTGCCGCGGCCGGCGCAGCTAATGCCCGCGGCGCTGTTGTTGCTACTACACCATGGGGCCTTGAGAATGAGGAAACAATCCCAGAGATTGATATCAAGGTGGATTCTGTCTCCGTGACAGCCAACACCAAGAAGCTCAAGGCTAAGTGGTCCCCAGAGCTTGGTCAAGACCTCAACGCATACCACAACTTGGATGCAGAGGTGGAACTTACAAGCATTCTCTCCGAGCAAATTGCTCTTGAGATTGATCGTGAGATTCTTGAAGACCTCGTTAAGGGTGCAAAGGCTGGTACTTACTACTGGTCCCGCACACCGGGCAACTTCCTCAACAGGTCGAATGCAGTACAAACAGAAGGTGCCTTCACTGGTAACGTATCCGAGTGGTACGAGACCCTTGTTGAGAC